ATTTTGGGATGGGCAGTTACAGCGTATGATCTACCAGTTTGCAATATGCTGATTGGAAAAGATAAAACTACTCTACTTGCCGCTGGAAGTGTATATCACTGTGGCTTAGGTGGCCCTGTTCCTGCTCTCGGTGTTGACCAGCATGGATTCTTTGGTCAAACTAGATTCTTTGGTATTGAGATTGATGACCCTGGTATTAAAGTTGGCACGATAAATGACTATCAAATTGATACTACTGCTAGAACAATGGCAGCATTAGCCGAACTTTGTGGCTGGGATGTATCTAAGGCTATTGGTACCCATAAATGTTATACAGATGGATGCCATGGCTGGAATCCAAACGGCCCATCACCTAGCATTGGACGGAAGAACGATACTATTGATGGTGCTTGGGGCAGTTATCCAGGATCATCTTCTATTGAGCCATATAATGCTCCATACTGGAGAGATCAAATTAAAAAGCGTATGAAGCAGCCTCTTTGGGACGGCACTATTCCTTCAAGATCCGCTGCTACGAAAGCAGCGCAAGAGGGTATTGCAAATAAAGCATCATGGAGAGTATCCTGCAAGTTGTATGATGCTGGAGTATTAAAAGTAAAACCACTTGCAGCAGGAACTCAGAAATATCCAATTAAGGCTGTTCAGAGATATCAATCTCAAATTGGAATTAACCCAGATAGACAAGATGGGCTTCCAAATAAGACAACGTGGATTAAATTATTTGGAAAGGATAAACCATAGTTTAATCTGGAGATAACTAAATATGAACAATTGGCTGGTTGCAGAAAATATCATTGCAATTGCTGCACTTCTTACAGCGGCAACAGTAATTATCATTGCCACAATTAAAACAAGTAAATTCATAAAGAGAATAGTTCACTTCTTTGATGACTTTCTTGGAGAAGAAGAAAGGCCAGGAGTTCCACCTAGACCAGGAATTTCTCAAAGAATTTCTAGTATAGAAAAAAGTTTAGAAGTAGGAACTGAAAGATTTTCTGCAATAGAGTATAAAATAGACAAAATAGACTATGAACTTCGACCCAACTCTGGAATGTCTTTAAGAGATGCTGTTAATAGAATAGAAAAAAGAGTACATGCTTTAGAATCTGGAGATACAAATGTCTGATATCGATAATATAACTATTAACTATAGCAACTCTATTGACGCCATCGATATAGAATATACAAATGAATCTATTGACGCCATCGATATAGAATATACAAATGAAATAGATACAATTGTTTTATCATTAGGAGCAGATGCTCAAAGTGTTTTTTCCGTTAATGGATTAACTGGAAATGTTGTACTTACCGCCAGCGCCACCCTTCCATCTGTTTCCGCCTCATTAGGAATTTATTCCTACACCATCAATCACAATCTTCAACACAGTACACCGATTATTTCTTTATATAATTTGAACAATAACTTAGTTATATCAGATCTAGAACTGCTTAATGCCAATAGTGTTAAAATTAAGTCTGTAATAGATCTCAATGGATATAAGGTGGTTGTACAAAGATGACAATGCCAGCATATAACTCTTTTGAATTGTATAAAGGTGATACTTTAAGGTTTTCACTTACATTACAAACTAGTGGTAGCGCATACCTAATTCCTAGTGGAACAACTTTTTCTGGAGCAGTAAAGAAAAAAGGAACTGCTACCCCCACAGCCAGTTTCGATAGCAGCATAACATCTGCATCATCAGGAAGAGTTCTGTTTACATTAAATTCAATAAATTCTACATTATTAGATGCAAGTAAAAACTGGGTATACGATGTTCAAATGATTTCTTCTTCTAGTGTAGTTACAACACTAATGACTGGTAACATTTTTGTTACCGATGAAGTAACCCTTTAATATAGTCTTCTTTAAATTCACCTAGATAAACTTTTGCATTACAAAATATGCACCATAAACATATTTTGTCCTCTTCATCTATCCATGGAAACACTTCTGTATGAAATACATCTACTGGGCAAACTAAAGATGGAACTAGACCCAATTCAGATAATTTTTTGTACGCATGAAGTTCTTGGATTGTAATCATGTCGATATAATATCACAGACTAAAATGATATCTTTTAGATGCTAGACGTAGTAGAATAATTAAGGTCGCCATACTAGTGCTGGCGACCAATTTATATTTTAACAGGAGTAAAAATGACAGTTTCACTACCAACCGCCTACCAACAAGTTATCCATAAGACACGTTATGCAAGATGGATAGAAGAAGAAAACCGTAGAGAGGACTGGCATGAAACTGTTAGAAGATTTGTAAACTATATAGTCGAAACTCTTGATAAACATAATGATTATCAAGTATCAGATGAAGTAAAAGAAAGAATAGAGCAAGCAATACTTCATACTAACGTAATGCCTTCTATGCGTGGTCTTATGACCGCTGGACCAGCATTAGAAAGAGATAGCACATGTTTATATAATTGCTCCTATCTCCCTGTTGACTCACTTCGCTCGTTTGATGAAGCAATGTACATCCTTATGTGTGGGACTGGTGTTGGGTATTCAGTAGAATCAAAATACATTAATCAACTCCCTGTCATCAATGAACACTTTGAGAATTCATCAACATCCATTGTTGTAGATGATTCTAAGGCTGGGTGGGCTAAAGCCCTAAGAGAACTTATCGCTCTTCTTTATCAGGGACAGGTTCCATCATGGGATGTTTCTAATGTTCGTCCCGCAGGCGCAAGACTTAAAACTTTTGGTGGAAGAGCATCAGGGCCAGAACCTTTAGAACGTCTTTTTAAATTTACCGTTGAAACAGTTAAAAGTGCTGCTGGAAGAAAACTTACTCCATTAGAGGCTCATGACATTATGTGTAAGATTGCAGAAGTTGTAGTTGTCGGTGGTGTTCGACGCTCTGCGATGATCTCCCTCTCGGATCTTGAAGACCGTAATATGGCATCATCTAAGTCTGGCTCATGGTGGGAATATAACGGACAACGCGCTCTTGCTAATAACTCTGCCGTATATGAATCAAAGCCAAGCATGGAAGTATTCATGGCTGAATGGAAATCATTGTATGACTCTAAGAGTGGAGAAAGAGGTATTTTTTCTAGAGATGCCGCCCGTAAAGTAGCAGCAGTAAATGGTCGCAGAGATGCAACAGCAGAATTTGGCACGAACCCATGCAGCGAAATTATCCTTAGACCGTTTGAGTTTTGTAATCTTACAGAAATTGTTGTGAGAGAGAATGACACACTAGAAGACCTTTTAGAAAAAGTTGAGGTAGCAACTATTCTTGGAACATTTCAGTCTACATTCACAAGATTTAAATATCTACGCAAACAATGGCAAAAAAATTGTGAAGAGGAAAGATTGCTTGGAGTATCATTAACTGGTCAACTTGGGCATAAAATTCTTAATGGTAGTAAAGGAGAGGCGAAACTTATTGACTGGCTTAATGCCATGAGAGAGAAGGCTGTTGAAGTAAATGCAGAGTGGGCAAAGACACTAGACATTAATCCTGCCGCTGCTATTACCTGTGTAAAGCCTTCTGGAACGGTATCTCAGTTGGTCGGCTGCTCATCAGGAATGCATCCTTGGCACAATGAATTCTACGCCCGTACTATCCGTGGAGACAATAAAGACCCCATTACCACTATGCTAAAAGATTTTGGAATTATCTCTGAGCCAGATGTAATGAAACCTTCAGAGACAACAGTGTTTACATTTCCTATTAAGGCTCCAAAAGGTTCTCTTACAAGAAAAGATCTTACTGCTATACAGCATCTAGAACTTTGGCTAATGTATCAAAGACACTGGTCTGAACATAAACCATCGATTACTATTTCTGTAAAAGAAAATGAATGGATGGCGGTTGGTGCCTGGGTCTATGATCATATGGATGAGTTATCGGGGGTATCATTCTTACCATACTCAGACCATACTTATCAGCAGGCCCCCTACCAGGATATAACCGATGTAGAGTATAATGAATTATTAGAAAAAACTCCGAATAATATTGACTGGGCATGGCTAAGTTACTATGAATCATCAGATGGTACTACTGGGAGCCAGGACTTAGCCTGTGCCGCAGGGTACTGTGAAACGGTAGATATTAATTCGGCATAGTGGAGGGTAAGTGTCTTACAGTAAACTTATTTTACGAGACTCTGCAGAAATTGTTTGGCCTTTAGATGATATTACTAACTCCTCATCAATATCTAAACCTATAAATTTTTTTAATAGCAACCAGAATTCATATAGTGCTTCTATAAATATTTCTAATACAGATGTTATGAATAACCCCATAGTTTTTGGCGGAGGTCTAGCATTAAGCCTTTCAAGTTCCACCGTGGGTCTATCTATTCCAGCCCTTGGAAAATTCTCAGAACTTTATTCTAGTAAAGATTCATCTATATCTTTATGGTTCCAGTCAAACAATTTATTTCCAACAGAATATCCTATATTTAAAAAACGCAACTATAAAAATATAGGTTTATTCATTAAAGACAATTATTTAATATTTAGGTACGGCACAACTGCTAGTTACGCAGAAGTATCTGCTGATGTAGTGGACTTATCCGAGCCAACACATATTGTAGTTTCTAAAACATTCTCTGGTCTATCTCTTACAATAAATGGCGCACAGTTTAATACGTTTGATAATATCCCTGCATTGGATATAGACCTACAGCATACCGCAAACGACTACATTGATTTTTATGGTCCACCGCAAGAATCTTGGGTGGTAGATTCTATTGCATTTTATCCAAACGCAATCAATACTTCTGTTGCCAAAAGACATTATGTTTATGGATTAGGTAAGACAGTCACTGATGATGTATTTTATACAAGAGGTGGCAACTTGTATAACTTATCTACATTACCGACTGAAAAAATTATTGATATTAACTGGGATTATAAAAACGAGTGGAAATTAACAGAACTACTTGACCTTTCTCTAGAAAATGACGGAATAAAATCAGCACAATACTCTAATCCAAAACTATATTCATTTGATAACAATATAGACACTGCATCAGGAAGAATTTCATTTTATCGATCTAGCAGTGCTACTCAGGCTTCATATATAGAAATTGACAAACTATATAACAAAATTGGCGGAGGAGAATATCCATTTTTTGTTAAATTTAAACTCAATGGACAACTTCCATTCCCATACCTATCTCAAAGATTAGTGTCCTATGGAAAGTTTCCTGAGAATGAGATAATTAATTTTGATTTATATAATGATCAAAACAGTTATAGGGTTGTAGCCAATGTACCTGGCTCATCTTCTATTTCCTTTCCTGTATCTAATATAAGTTCAAGCCCATCATTTTATATTGGTATGAAGTTTTCTGGAAACACTACAGTATTTTTTGCACAAGAAAATCAATCTATTCAGTCCGCATCGTTTAATTATGTTAGTTCAGACGGGTACGGTATAGATCCTTTGACTCCATACTTTCCACCGTCTGCTGATATATCTTTAAGAATAGGGAGTTCATTAAACTATAATGAATTCAGTTTCACTGACAGTGTTTATGACGTTAGTCAATTCAATGGATCGTTTGAAGAGTTCTTAGTTGTTCAAAAAGATTTTTCTGCCTCATCAACATTTCAACATTTAAATTCATATAGAAAAGATAAATATAGATTTGTCTATGACTCTGAAAAAAATAGATTTAAAGTTTCATCATACGGGTATGGTAGTTTTAATATTCATTCTATTAATTTTTCGGAGTATATCTCAGACACTGAGCAGAAACTTTTTGCTAATGTAATAAAGGTTGGTTACCCAGACATTAATTCTGCTTCACAGGTATACTTTTATGTAACACATTTATCTTATAGCGGAAGCGTCATTTATCCAAAAACCCTACTCTCTCATGAGAATTATTTATCATTTATAAACAATAAAAACCTTTCAGACTCCTATCTTAAGTTTGACTTTGAGGTGTACTCAGAAGATTCTATTAATTACCCTCCTAAAATTAAATATTTTCAAATGCAGACATTTAAGTCAACTGAACAATATTTGTCAATGAGAGACGATGCTGGTCCAGACTATAAACTTTATCCAACATCATCCACCGTATTTCTTCCTGAAATAAGATATACTCCAACGATTTTTATGACTGATAATTCTGGTATTAGCATGAATAGAACAATATCTGACTTTTCTGAAAATATTATGTCTAAGCCTTTAGACCCAAGAGTTATTAATGGATTAAAGTTGTGGCTAGATGCAAGATTTGTTAATGGTTTAAATGCCGCTCCACCAGAAGATGATTCAAGGCTTACTTTTTGGCAGGATCTATCTAACAATAATAATAATTGCATTCAAAATAATATTGTTGTAGCACCAGTTTATCGGTCTCAGTCTCTGAATATTCTTAGAAGCAACCAGTTAAATGGATCAGACACAAATAATATTAGTTTTATAACACCTGTAAATACAACAATAGAGTCTTCTACTGCCGCTGCTGTTAATGGAAATAAGGGAGTAAAAGTTACACCAAGCACTATCTCCAATGATTCATACATAGATTTAACATTTAATACGGCATCAATAGGAACATTTTCTAATCAAACTTATACTGTAGTTGGATCTATAAAACTAGATAAACCTCAAACGGCATCTAGTATTAATTTTAATGCTAGGAAAATAGTTGTATTAAGTAGCGACGGGGTTTCTGAAACATTTACGGCTTCATCTTATGCATCAAGCAATTCAAAAGGAATATATTCTTTATCTGCTGTATTTACAACACCCTCTTCAAGTATTAGATCAGTATTAAGATTCTATAATGGATCAAATGATCCTAGAGATTATGTTTCCTGGGACAATTTAGGACTATATCCAGTAACTTCAAGTTCATATATATCTCAATGGAGAATTCCTCTTACTTCTAATGATTTTCCAACAATTAAATTTAATGGATCTACAACATTTATGGAGTCTTCAGCCTCTTCTACCGCTCCCAACTCACTCTATGTAGTTGCAAGAAACTTTGGAGACTCTATATTTCTTCAATCAACTACGGCATCTATACTTTATTCTAATAGTGCAAGTTACTTTATATCATATGGCTCCACCCAAAACTATTTATTATCAGACAATAAATTTAAATTATTCTCTATATTAAATAATGGAACAAGTGCCTCAGTATTTATTAATGGAAATTTTGTGAGTACAAAAAATACTGGATCTCTTAGTATAGATAAATTGTTTATAGGTAGACAACTTAGAGGAGATATTTCAGCAGTGGTTCTATATGAAGGTATCAATTCTATAAAAGACAGGGAAAGAATTGAACGGTGGCTTAATGAATCGTTCCCCATGTACTGATCGTTTTTATGTTAATATTAAATAAATAAATATGAGGAGTTTTTATGGCTATCCCTCCCATTAGGGACCATGGACAATCTGGACATTTACAAGATCACAATAATCTTAGAGATACGTTGTCGGTTCATGATGGTTATTTGGACCAAGGGGTTAAGACTACTGATTCTCCTATTTTTGGTGGAGTTAAGTTTGGTCAAACATCTCATTCTTCTGCCGTAATTAATATTACTACTAATCTTTCAACCACAATAGACTCCTTTTCTGCCAGTGCCTATAGAAGCGCAGAGTATAATATACAAATTAGCCAAGGGGCTAAGTATACAAATGTAAAATCTACTGTGCTGCATAATGGTGCAAATGCGGGTATATCAGAATACGGTAAGGTAGAAATGGGTGGAAGCATTCCCTATACACTATCCGCAGATATTTCTGGCCCCAATGCACTACTTTCGTGCCTGATATCGGATGGAGATACTTCTTCCGCAGTTGTCAAATTTTTCAGAACAATAATAAACTTATAATGATATAATTTTATTAAATTCATCTTTTGTGAGGTTCGTATGGCTACTGTAAATAAAGACTTTGTTGTTAAGAATGGTGTGGTGGCTGGCGCTAATGTCCAAGGCGTCCAGATTGTATCCACTACATCTTCACTTCCACCGTTTACTGTTACATCTTCTGCAAACGTTGGCAACCTTTCTGCCGATCTTTTAGACGGTAAGCATGGTTCTTACTACCTAGATTTTAATAATGTTACTAATGTCCCTGATCCAGTAATTGGGGTTGAATTAACTGGAGACATTACTGGTGCTGCTAGCGCCACACTTACAAATCTTGGTAATGGTCAAATTTCTATTGCTACTACAATTGCAGGAAATTCTATTGCACTAGGAACAGATACAACAGGCAACTATATTGCTGGAATATCTGCAGGAACAGGTGTTTCTGTATCTTCTTCAGCAGGAGAAGGTGCTGTATCAGCAATATCAATTGGTCAGGACGTAGCCACTTCAGCAAATGTATCCTTCAATACCATTACTTCAACTGCTCTTACAGGCGCACCATTAGTAGTTTCATCATCCGTACAGGTTAATAACCTTAACTCACAATATCTAGGTGGGTACTCAGCATCTGAACTTCTTGGAATGTCTGGAGTTCAATCTGTTAGTGGAACGGCTAATGAAATTACTGTATCAGCCTCAACTGGAAATATTCAGATAGGTCTTCCAGATAATGTAACTATTGCTGGGTCACTAACTGTTGGTGAAAATCTTATTATTTCAGGATCTACAGTAGTTATTAATTCAACAGTTGTTACTATCGATGATCCAATCTTTACTCTTGGTGGAGATACCGCCCCAACTGTAGATGACAATAAAGATCGCGGCATCGAATTTAGATACCATAATGGAACTTCTGCAAAAGTTGGATTCTTTGGTTTTGACGATTCTACTGGCAAGTTTACCTTTATTCCAGATGCTACAAATACATCTGAAGTTTTTAGTGGAACAAAGGGAGAACTAGATGCTAATGTAGATTGGTCAAATATTCTTAATAAGCCAGACCCAACAATAACTCTAGGTGGGGACCTTTCGGGTAATGTAACGTTAACAGATCTAGCCTCTGGTACGTTGACTGCAACTGTAGAAAAAGATTTTAATCTTGTTTTTACAGGCGATGTTACTGGTACAGGTACTGTATCCAATCTTGATAGTGCAAGTATTGCTCTTACTATTGCTGCAAATTCTATTGCCCTTGGAACAGATACCACAGGTAACTATGTTGATGGCATATATGGCACGCCAAGCCAAATTTTGGTCGCAGGATCTGGTGTAGAAAGTGCATCTGTTGTACTTAGCCTTCCACAAAATATTGCTACTACATCAACTCCTACATTTGCTGGTGTAGACCTACCAGAAGGCAGAATTACTTCTTCTTCCGCCACAATAACAGCAAATAATACCCCAACAACAATTGATACTTTTGCTGTCTCTTCATTCACCACCGCTGAATATACGATAAGAGCAAAGCAGAGTACAAAAATGACAGTAGAAAAGATTCTTGTTATGTGGGATGGAACAGATGTTTCACTATCAGAATACTCAATAATGGATGCTGCAACAGGTGCTGCCAATCTAACATTTAGCGCTACCGAATCTGGCGGAACAGTATCATTAACGGGTTCATCTCCAGATGCTGCATCTACAAATATTATAATTAAGGCAGTCCGTACTGCAATAGATGCATAATAATAAAACGAGGGGATAGGGAACCTTGTCCAGTATTGATAAAGACTTTAAAGTTAAGAACGGCCTTATTGTAGGCGATTCTACTAACCTTGTTAACTATTCCTCTTCATCACCATCAAATCCTTTTATTGGACAACTATGGATTTCTGCAAGTTCTTTATATGCATGGTCTTCCGATTCAACCTGGGTTTTAATTGGTGATGGAAATAGTGGTGGCGGAGGCGGTTCAGCATCTGGAACCCCATTAAATATACCTAATACATTAGTTTCTAGAAGTGCTTCTGGAACATTTTCTGTGGGAGCGCTAGACATTGATATTACTGCTTCACCAGGGCTGGCAGTAGGAAGATTCCAATGGAATCAAAGTTTTGGAACTCCAGAAGTTGGCCTTATTGGTGGAAATGTTGCCGCTCATATCGGACAGCATGTTCATGCATATGTAACAAATGCTGAAGGTTCCCCCCTTGTTAAAGGTGATGTTGTTTATTTATTTGGAGCGTCAGGAGATAGAGCATCTGTTAAAAAAGCAATCAACACAGGAGATCCCACATCTGCTAAAACTTTAGGAGTGGTGGCAGAGGCAATAGGAATAGGTAGTCAAGGTTTTATTACCGAATTTGGCGTTGTAGATGGACTTAATTTAAGTGCATATTCACCTGGAGATACTTTATGGTTATCTGCTTCTGCTGGTAAATTTACTAATATTAAGCCTTCTGCTCCAAATCATACAGTTTTTATTGGTGTTGTGCAAAGAGCAAATGCTGGAAATGGTTTACTTTTTGTAAACGTGCAAAATGGATATGAGTTAGGTGAAATACATGACGTTTTAATAAATAGTGTTACAAACAATGACATTATTTCATACAATGCGTCATCTAGTGTATGGTTTAATCAAAATCTTGCAACTGCTATACAAGAAGTTGACGGAGCGGGATCAGGAATAGATGCCGACCTACTTGACGGTCAACATGCATCAGACTTCCTGCCAGTATCTGCATCCTCTAGTTTCCTGACGGCTGGAACGGCATCAGCGATATATCTTAGACAAGATACAGCAAGCGTTGTATATGTAATAAAAAATAGCACAGACAATGAATTAGTTCAATTAGATCGAACGCAATTCGACGGAATATCAACTAGATTTATTCCTACATATAATGGAGCATCAGTAACAATTACTTCTCCACTAAGACTTTTTATGTCTATAAATGGTATAATGCAAAGTATAAGAGATGTAGATAATGTTTGGCTATGTGAGGTCCAAGATCCAGGATTCATCATTGATAGTCAAGGCTATGTGTCTTTTACAGAAGCACCACAACCTGGATCAGTTTTCGACGGTAGATTGATGCCAGCCACAAATATAAAGCAAAGAAGTGCCTATCCGTTTAAGGCATTAAATATTTTACTAGGAGTTTAAAGATATGGCGAGAAAAATATTGCAAGAGACTGGGTATGTATTCACCCCGTCCACAAATACAATTGTAATCCCTAGGTATATTCCTAGAGAAAAACTTGTATTAATTACAAACGTAACAACCAATCAGGTAATCTATAATTTCTCCGACCAATCTTTAAGATCAACTAGTTATAACGCTATCGTTTCTGGTGCTACTGGGACAACAACTATTGTTCTCAACTTTAATACTTCTGGAATGTCTTCTACAGATAAACTTCAAATTACTATTGACGAGTTTTCTGAGTCATTTAAGCCAGACGAGACATATTTAGATCCAGTTAATAAACTGAGAGTATCTACTCCTCAGGCACTTATTGATACTGACTTTGAGTATGGCACACAGGTAACTAAGTGGGAAAACATTCTACTGATGAACAATAGACCATTTGCTTACCCCTCAACTATTCCTCTAACTGCATCTGCAATTAGCCTTGGAGCCAACTCCAGGATTGTTACGGTGGCAACAACTAATCCTCCTGCAGTTGGAACTCCAATATTTATTTTAGACTCCGCTCTACCAATTGCAAACGGTAACTTTGTAGTAGAATCTGTTTCGGCTGGGGTTTCATTTACTTATACTGCAAAAGCAGTAAACACTACAACACTTACCAATCTTTTAGAGCCTACTAGAACAATTATTTATCCTGGAACTTTATATACTGGTGCAGCAATTGGAGCGGCACCAACGATTTCAGTATCTGGATCAGATTTAAGAGTAACTGTTACAACAACTGTTCCCCATGGACTATCTATAGGTAATGAGATTGCTGTTGCTGGTATTACTGGCACCAACCCACCAAATGGTAATTATGTTGTTGCTGGTGTTAACTCACCTACACAGTTTGTCTACTATGCACACCCATCTACTGGCACTCCAGCCTCTTTGACGGCTACTTCTTCAAGAGTCTATTGCAGGCCACAAGGACAGATTTTGCACAGACCATTCGACGGCGGCGTTCTATTCTCTGCAAACTCTTCATCAAATAATACATCTACTGCAAGACAAACTAGAAGATACTTTAGGTATCAGTCAGGTAAAGGTTTGCAGGTATCATCAGGCACTATTTTAAAACCCTACTCTGGAATTGAGTCGCTAGTTTCTAGTGGAACCACGGTTACGGTACAAACAAGAGAGCCGCATAATATAGCGCCTGGTACAACTATTATTGTTTCAGGTGCAAATGAGACTGCATATAATGGTACATTTACGGTAGAAACTACTGTAAGCCCAACTAAATTCACATATACTGCAGCATCAACTCCAGCATCTTCAATGGCATCAGGAATTGTTTCTGTATCTGTTCTTACTTGGTCTGGTGCATCAAATAGATTAGGCCAGTACGACTCTCAGAATGGTTTATTCTGGGATTTTGATGGCACAACTCTTTGGGCGGTAAGACGTTCATCTAATCTACAAATTTCTGGTAGATCAACAGTAACTACCAACTCAAATACTGTAACTCAAACTAACGCAGAATATCCAACAGCCTATTCAAAGCAATTAATTCCTGGAGACTCTGTAGTTATTAGAGGTCAAACATATTTAATTTTGTCAATTGAGTCAGATACCTCAATGACTATTTATCCAGAGTATCGTGGGACTAATACATCATTAGCAACTATTACAAAAGTAACTGAAACAAAAATTCCACAGTCACAATTTAATATAGATAGATTAGATGGAACTGGTCCTTCTGGATACAATATCGATCTATCTAAGATGCAGATGTTTTACATTGACTATTCTTGGTATGGTGCAGGATTCATTAGGTGGGGCGTAAGAGGTCCAAATGGCGATGTAATTTATTGCCACAAGTTGGCTAATAATAATCTCAATACTGAAGCATATATGCGCTCAGGTAACTTGCCAGCAAGATATGAGACAATAAACCTTCCACCTTACACTATAACTGCATCTGCCATATCTACAACAGACTCAATTTTGTATACTATCGGTAATACGGGATTCCCAACATCTGGAACTCTAATGATTAGAGATGGGGCTAAAACTGAATATGTTAACTATACTGGTAGAACAGCAAGTGCATTTACAGGATTAACCCGTGGTCAAGTTGGAACTGCCGTGGCTGGTATTTCTACTACTTGGACGGCAAACTCTGCAAGTGGTGTTGTATCAAGTGCAACTGGACTTCAAGTTGGACAAAGAGTATTTAGCACAACAAATCCATCACCAATTCAAGAGGGTGCATATATTACTAGTATTAGTGGGACTACTGTAACTCTGAGTGAGGCTCCAACTGCTGGAAGTCCGAATATGATTTTTGCTCCAATGGGTACAGCATCTGCAATGGCATTCAATTATTCTGGTACTAATCCAGTATTAGTTCAGTTTGCATATCCAAACTTTGCACCATCTATTTCACATTGGGGAACCTCTGTGATGATGGACGGTAGATTTGATGATGATAAATCTCTTATCTTTACCTATGGACAAGAAAGATTCTCTGTCCTAAATGCAAGTGCATCAAAAGCATTGTTCTCTATTAGAATTGCTCCATCTGTAGATAATGGTATCGCTGGAGCATTCGGCGCAAGAGAAATTATTAATAGAATGCAACTTAAACTAACTGCTCTAGATATTAGTACCAGCACTTCAAATGCAAACATGTTGATTAGAGCGTTCCTTAATACAACTCCAACATCATCTGTAGTTTGGACTAATGCTGTTAATAACTCTGCAAGCATTCAGAATTCTTCACTAGCCCAGATTGCTGACTTTGGAACTGGTCCAGTAACTGTTAATGGTGGAGAAATTACAGGCGGCTTCTTCGTCAATACAGTAGGCAGCGTTGATTTGAGTAACCTAAGAGATCTTGGTAACTCTATCCTAGGCGGTGGAACAGCATCTGCTGGATCTGGCATCTATCCTGACGGCCCAGATACACTTACTATTGTTGTAACTAATTTGAACCCTTCCGCTTCAGTTAACGTTTTGGGAAGACTTTCTTGGACGGAAGCCCAGGCGTAGGGTAGGAGGCACTTATGCCATTAAGTAGGGATCAATTTGATGCAAATTCTATATATAGAATTGTTAATCAAGCCTATACAACATCAAATGGTGTAAAAACATCTATTCAAAGACAACTTGACACTACTACATCCAATGCTCAAACCGGAACATCATATACTTTAGTATTATCAGATGCTGGTAGAACAATAGAAATGAATAGTGCTTCTGCAAACACTATTACGGTTCCACTTAACTCATCTGTTGCATTCCCTACTGGTAGTAGAGTTGATATTATTCAAACTGGCTCTGGTCAGACTACCATTCAATCAGTACCTGGAGTAACACTAAATAGTTTTGACTCAACAACAAAATTGTCTGGTCAATGGGCGGCAGCATCATTAATAAAAAGAGCAGAAAATACCTGGGTACTTATTGGTAATGTCACAACATGAACATTATAACGGGAATAATTGCATCTTCTAGAAACGTTTTCGCATCTATTATAGATTTATTTAATAGGGCAGATAATTCAACCAATTTAGGAACTCTATCTGGGCAAAAATGGAGAGTTTGGCGAGGAGTTTGGGGAATTGTAAGCAATAGGGCTTCTTCTTCCACCGCCGACTCATCTTATCCATTAGCCACTCTTACGTTTACAAGACAAGATGTTACTGTGGGAATAGGTGGTCCAAACCCAGGAACGGGGGCGGCATTCTGGGTAACAGATGCTAATAATTGGTATTCAACTGTATATGTGCAACAAGAAGTATGTCAAACTTGCACAAACTGCAATTCTTGGAATGCGTCTAATTGCAATTCACTTGGAGGAGGAAATTGTATTGGATGGACTTGTAATGGTGGCTGGAATGCGTCTACTTGCAATGCATTTAGTGGAGGAACTTGTCAAACTACAAGCGGCGGAAACTGTGCTACTGTTAATGGGTCAAATTGTAATGGTTTTAGCCCAGGACCCTGCGTTCAATGGAACAATACAGCACCAAAAGGATTTTGCTCTGGAAGAGGGTTCCCAGTATGTAGTGGTGGATGGAATACCTCTAACTGTGCGTCTTGGAATGGAATTAACTGCATAGCCTGGAATGCAACAGTATGTAGTGGTAATTGGAATGCGTCTGTTTGCAATGCATCAAGTTGTACTGGTGGATTCAACCCAGTAGTTTGTGTAGGAACTTTTAACCCATCAAATTGTAACTCATTCTTTAGTTTTTCATGTAACTGTGTAACAGAAAATAGAATCAATATTGTTTCATCTATAACTTCAACCATTACCACGTTAGTTTCCACACTTTGGTCTGGAACAATTGGATCTTTTAAAGCAATTCTATCTGGAAATAGCGTAACTATACGGGCGTACACTTCTACAAACTATACATCGCAAATAGGTTCAGATAGCGTACAAAATATATCTTCTCCGCAAAAATCAAAATTATTTGGTATAATTAAGGCTCCAAGTTCCTTTGGACAGGGGAATTCAATTGATGAGTTTAGGGTTGAATAATGAAAAATAATAAAAATAAAAAAAGAGATACCTATAGATCTTATGTTTTTAAAAAAACATTTAATAAATTAAATTTATTTAAAAAAAATACTAAGGTCAAAAGTGATATAAATAATCTTCCTAGGTCTCCATACGGGGCGGCTCAGGATGCCCCCATGCACATAGCATTTATAGTAGATGGTATTGTAGAAGATATAATTCATTGCGATGAAAGATTTGGATATCTACTTATCAGTTCTCCAATAATAGTACAGTTAGATACATTTGATACTGCTAAAATAAATGATTCATACAACGAGTCATCAAATACATTTACTAGACCGTTTGAGGTATAATATAAAATGCATGAAGAAAGAAATGCAAGACCCTGGGACCTTTTTAATAAAAAAATAGGAAGAGTTTCTTATATAAAAGCAAAAGAAAGATATGATATATGTAAAGATTGCCCATTTTTTTTAAGTTTAACAAGACAATGTAAAAAGTGTGGTTGTTTTATGCCAGAAAAAGTAAAATTATCAAATGCATTCTGCCCAGAGCATAAATGGGAAAAGGAAAAAGGAGGTTGACATGGAAGATAGAGCGCTCGCATTTATTATTGACGGAGAAGTTGTTTCCGTTATGAGGTTTGACGAAAGAACAGCATCAATTATTTTAAGCAGCCCAACTATTATTGACATTAGCCCAGTAGCCATCAATCAGGGATGGAATTACGATCCTGAAAAGGGCTTTTATACAACAATAGATGGTTCAGAAGTAATTGCAACTCCAGGCGATATTGAAATCTAGTAGAAAGAATTTAAATGAAAAGAATAAGGTTCATACCACAAAATCAATATGTGTTAAATAACCTTAATCCACCAAGACCAACCAGACAATATCTCCCAAAGTGGTACAAAGATGGAGAGTCTGCTATTTTTAGCGATACGTTAAAAAAAGCCAACCTAAACGACGCAAATATACATGGTGGGATGAAGTCTTGTATACCATTTTTTGATGCAATGGCTTCTGGCTACATTATGGAAACTTGGGAGTCTATAGAAGTTTATGAAAATTATGAAAATATTCTTAAATGGAGATATGTAGAAAAAAATCCATATACCGATGAGTGGGAAGAAAAAACTCATGTTCAACTAAACATGATAGAAGAAAGACACGGAGATAGCGGGTCTACAATACCAAGACCACAAGGACATTCTAGCAATCATATGATTTTTCAAGGAAGGTGGGGAGTGAGACTTCCAAGAGGATGGAGTTTATTAATCACCCATCCATTTAATAGATGGGACCTGCCTTTCACAACTACCTCGGGAATAATTGATTCTGATGAGTGGTGGACTAGTGGAAATATTCCATTCTTTTTTAAGGAGGGGTGGACGGGAATAATTCCAGCAGGAACTCCTATATGTCAGTTAATGCCAATAAAAAGAAGTTCGTGGGTGGCTCATATTAGTGTTTTAAGCACTCCAAGAAATAATTATCTTTCTGAAAAAGTCGGAGGTAAAAGTATTGGTTGGTATAAAAAGAATATCTGGGTAAAGAAACAGTATGACTAAAATTTTTGTCTCTGTTCCATCTGTTCAAGATACAGAATACTATAAGACACTTAAAGATATTTTTGAAAATTCAGATAATCCGCAAAACATATTTGTTGGTTCTGCTCATTCAATTCCATTTAAAAATTCTAGAATAATACAAGAAACCAAAAATCTAACTAATAAATATTCTAAAAATGTTAGGTTAAAGTTTTTAAATAAATATAGAGCAGAAGGTGTCGGGTTCGGCAGGCTTGAATCAATGAGCATGTATGACGGCGAAGACTATGTTTTACAAATAGACTCTCATACTCTTCTTACTAAATCATGGGACAGCAAACTTTTACAAAGTTATGAAGAAGCAAAATCTTTTTCTAAATCTAAAAAAACAATTATGTCTTGTTATCTTCCAGGATATCTATATGTTTCCGAATCACAAAGACAGTTTAATGAAAATAAAAATCCTATGTATGCATGTTATTTAACGGAAGAAGATAAAAAGGCTGGCGTAGATAAAGATAAAGTTGAAATATGGGACAGCATATATTCATTAATTCCTAGGTGGACAACTCCAATAAATTTAGATTTTTATGATTTCATTAATAGCCGCTACACATTTGCTAGAAAATTAAATGCTAATTTTATATTTTCAGATCGTCAATTTGCTGAAGATTATAAGTATATTATTCCATGGAATTTTCTTTTTTTTGAAGAAGAATTTATAATGTCTGTAGAAGCACACTCTCTCGGGTACTCTTTTGTTCATCCTAATTTTAACTTTTTCCTTGGCCATATATATTCAAATCAATATAATGAGTTCTATTCAAGGAGTAGCGCCGTTGACCCGTCATGTGATAGAATTAACGAAGCAAAAAGACTAATAAATGAATACTTTGAAACTGAAAATAATAAAATAAAACTAAAAAAATATTGCGAATATGCTGGACTTTCTTATCCAGAAATGCATTCAGTTTCTTTAAAATACCTACCAAAAGGACATATATGAAAGAAATAGAGTTTATCCCAGTAGAATCCACAGGGACCAATAGCGTGGAGGTTATTCCAGCGATTAAAAGAATACCCCCCTGGTTTAAAAAGATTGAGTCTTTAAGAAAATTTTATAAAAATATACCTAATCAAAAAGAAGATTTTACAATTAAAAAATGCATCCCCGTCCTTGATGCTTTCACTACAGGATATTATTTAACAACCAAGTACGATATGGAATGGACGATAAATCAAGAAGGTCAACATGTTTGCTCCTGTGATGCAAAATTAGTTGAAGGGGGAGGCAAGCCAGTAACTATGCACCCATTTGAGCAAATCAGAGATATTGAACTAGGTAGTATATATAATGAATACGCCTATAAATTTACAAATCCATTTGTAATAAAGACTCCCCCTGGCTATAGTTGTATATTTACACATCCATTTAATCAAATATCTCCTTTCTACACATTAACTGGAGTTGTTGATACTGATATGCACCCTCTTGCAGTACAATTTCCATTTTTAATGGTAAAGGGATTCGAAGGAAAAATTTCGGCTGGGACCCCCATAGTACAGATAATTCCATTTAAAAGAGAGGACTGGAAAATGTATAATGTACGCCCTAGCAAACAAGATAGAAGAGACAATGAACGGGCACAAGATGAATTTTATATGAGCAGGTATAATTTAGAAAGTGGAGCGCCTACAGGCGGAGAATACAAAAAGAAGTATAGAAAACCAAAGAAATATTTGTAGGAGAACAATGTATACAGAATTAGCACAGGCTATTTTTCAATATGAGTTTCCAGAAGATATTGCTAAACAAACAATAAAGCAATTAAATAAAACCTCCGAGTCTGATTGGCAACAATCCTTAATTGGTAATAATGAGTTAAAATCATACATTAGGTCAAGTTCTGGACTGGCTCTAGATGTCTTTATGCCCGATCTTTCCCAGAAAGTAAGACAAAATTTTTATTCATGTGTAAAGCACTACACAAACTATTTTGATATTATTGTTACACAAGATGAGGGCCTAAATGTTTTAAAGTATGAGAACTCAGACTCATACGATTTCCATGTAGATGGCTCTTGGGATATGTATAGAACAGTGTCCGCTTTGATTTATTTGAATCCATCTCAGTATGAAGGTGGAGAAACATACTTTAAACATTTTGATATTTCAGTAAAGCCGGAAAATCCATCAATAGTATTGTTCCCATCAGATTACGCATATTTACATGCTGCAATGCCAGTAACAAAGGGTAAAAAATATGTAATTGTTTCTTGGATGAATGACAAGCCAAAAAATTTAATGCAGCAACCACCTAACGCATGTGCTTGTTCTAGGTGAAAAATGTTTAAAAGAAAACAACTTTCAAATACAATAAAATGGATTCCTTATTCTATACATTCATGGCAAAAAGTAAGATTTCCACAACCATCTAAATCATATATACCTCAATGGTATAAAGATATTCCTTTGTGGGAAGGAAATAAAAAAAATGTAAAAATTTTTAAAGATGGATCATGGGAGTCTAATGCTACATTAAAAAAGTGTGTTCCTTTTATGGATACATTTTTAACTGGATATATACAAGAACTTTGGTGTGACGTTATATTTTATGAAAATGATGATGGATCTATTGGCTATGAACATAATGGAAAAATAGACCCTATCTCAAAAAGAGAATCAAAACTTCTCCCAAATAATGGAATGTGGCATAATGAAGAATTTGTTTGGAAAACTCAATGGGAGCCTAAAACTCCAGAAGGATATAGTAGTTTATATATTCATCCATTAAATAGAATAGATCTTCCATTTTATACATTAAGCGGAATTATTGATACTGATGATTGGCCTATAGCCGGGAACTATCCGTTTCTACTTAACAAAAATTTCCTTGGTGAGATAAAAAGAGGAACGCCCATGTATCAAATTATACCTATAAAAAGAGAAACTTGGGTTTCAGAAGAAGTTGAGTTTAATAAAAATATTGAAAAAGAAATAAATGAAAAGGTGTCAACAGTAAAGTCACATATTGTTGATGGATATAGAAATGAATTTTGGAAAAAGAAAAACTATGGATAAAATAATATTTTTAAATGAGGATGCGGCTAATCTAAGTCTTCCAGATGAGTCTGTAGACTTAATTTTAACTGGCCCACCGTACTTTGGGGTCGATCCATTTAGGTATGGTGGAGACCATACAAAGCAAATTAACTATGTAGAGAATGAAAAACAATATGTAGAAAAGTTAATTGAGGCTACTAAAGAGTTTAAAAGAATTTTAAAGAAAAATGGTAGCCTTATAATTAACTTAAACTTTCCAATAACATACAGGTATTATGTGGAAGTTGTCGATAATGAAATTCTTAAATATGGATCGACATTTTTATGGGACTATTCCGATGAAGAGAAATTGCCAAATACGGAAAAATTTTTTCAAACCCATCAAACTTGGTTACATTTCTATAAAGGTGATACATTCCATGAGAACCCGTTTGGTGTAAAAAAACATAGTGGATCAGTTTTAAGAGTAAAGTTCAATAATGCACATACAGAAAAAGAACAGGAACTAGGGAAGCACGGATTCATCCTGGATGCGTATTCTATAGATATAGCAGAACATTTTATTAAAACCTATAGCGCACCAAAATCCGTTGTCATGGACCCGTTTGGAGGGTCAGGAGTCGCTGCTGTTACAGCCTACATGAATGATAGGATTGGAATAACAAATGATATCTCCCCTGAGTCCGTTGAATTAGCCAAGAAAAGATTTGAGATCTACACTAAAAGTGACTAATATATGTAAAAAATCTGTTTCGGCTGGCGGATCAATTAGAATTAGAGTATAATTCTAGTATGATTAAATACCTTGGTGCAGTTGGGGCTTTCATACGTTTAAATGATAGTGAAAATAAGACGTATAAGTTGTTGGAGATTTTTTCTTCTTCCGCCGCTTCCGAATTGCTATTTTCTGCAAGTGTCAATAATTTGAACGGATCGGTGATAATAAATACCGCCTCAACATCTATATATGTCAATGGATATACTGCATCAGTTCTGCCGTCCCAACAATGGGCGCACTTGACATTATCCTTTGACAATAAGTTATGGACCTATGACAATAATAATTTCCTTATTAGATTTGGTCATTCTGGTTCAAGTAATTTCAACCTACAAAATGTTTATATTTTAGATAATTCATTTAGTTCCTCTGCCGCTGCGTTCTTACATGAAGAATTTACGGGCGGGACCAGCATGAAGGTCCGTGTATCTGACTCAGCATCTTATTCTTTTAATATTACTGATGCGATAGAAACTAATTTTATTTCAGCATCAACAAATGTCATCTATCAGCCATTGAAGAATCAAAATAGGTACGCCTTTGATCTATACGCAGCGACGGAAGACAGTCTATCTAGGTTTGTTTCAGCGTCTTTGATGACTAATGATAATCTTTATGTAGACACCGTTGGACTAATTCCAGGGTCTAAAGTTTTATCTCTAGCAGATAATCAGGTGTATGAACTTACAGCATCATCTAATTTATCTATAGTAAGTGCATCTGTTGGAGATATATTTAAAGTTCTCTATGGTCAGTATTTGTCAAATACATTCTTTGCAAAGTCTAGTGCGTCGTTCACAATTAGCCCTGCTAGGGTAAAAATTGCTTCATATGTGAACAGAATACAGCCAAATAACACTTAATATGATATTATCAGGTACATGGGACTACAAGTAGTAAGAGATAAGAGCAGTTACGGTATATATGTATGGCTTCTGCCAGAAGGCGGAGTCTTTAAGGATGATGATAATAACGTTCTTAATATTCCTTCTGAAAGAGGAGATATCACAAAGATGGCGGAGATTCGTAAAGCCGCCGCTCATTATGGACAGCCAGAAGGACAAGCAGTATTCATTCCTGGAATTGGTCGGGTAACAGAAGAAGAATACCAAGAAGACAAGTATAGAATGGAAAACGGCCTTCTATCTTATGGAGATACGGGAGCATGGAAAGATGCAGCAAGAACCAGAAGATCTTTGGATCAATGAAGTAAACCTTAGCAAGTCTATAGGTCAAGAATCCTTTATTGCTTCAGAAAAAGATGACTTTCGTCAGGATGCTGACGATATTTTGTCGTTAAACGGACTCTCTCAAAACTTTAAGCGTTCTGCTCGTAGAAAAATTAGCAAGTCATTAATTACTGCTGGCGGAGAAATAGTAACCGCTGAAGACAATATGTATTCTGGTGATGGGGCTACTTCTAAGCAAATCATTCCAGATAAGTACGGGTACGGCATCTTTGATGTTGTTGAGCCTCTTTACAATCAGGCGGCACTTGCTAAAATTTATGAACTTTCCGCTGCAAACTATTCAGCCATCAATGCTAAAGTAGCAAATATTGTTGGCCTGGGGTACGATCTTGTTCCAACAATCAACGTTATGGAGAGACTTGAGTCCATTAGTAATGAAGAAGAACTTGGGAGAGTAAGAAGAAACCTTGCTCGTCAAAAGCACCGTATCGTTGACTGGCTAGAAACAAGAAATGACGATGACACATTTACCATGACACTTATGAAAGCCTATATTGATGCCGAATCAACAGGAAACGGGTACATTGAAATAGGCAGAAAGACAACTGGAGAAATTGGTTACATTGGTCATATCCCTGCTCCTACGATGAGAGTACGTCGCCTCCGTGACGGATTTGTTCAAATTGTTAACGGTAAGGCTGTATTCTTCCGTAATTTCCAAGGTGAAGAAAAGAATCCTATTACCACCGACCCTAGACCAAACGAAATAATCCATATTAAGAATTACACCCCAACAAATACTTACTATGGACTACCTGCAATTGTGGCGGCAAAGAATGCAATGGCAGGAAATGAATTTGCCTCTCGCTTTAATCTAGAGTATTTTGAGAACAAGGCTGTCCCCCGCTATATTTTCTGGCTTAAGGGTGCAAAGATGAGCCGCGCAGCAGAAGAAAGATTGTTTGAATTTTTCCAAGGTAATCTGCGCGGACAGTCCCATAGAACCGCTATCATTCCTATCCCTGGAGATACACCAGATAACAAGGTAGAAATGAAGATGGAGCCGATTGAAACTAATATCCAAGACTCATCATTCAATAACTATAAAAAGATGAATAAGGATGAAATCCTTATGGCTCACCGCGTTCCTGCCTCAAAGGTTGGTGCTACGGACGGTATTGGTTTGGCGGCAGCAAGAGAATCAGATAGAACATTCAAGGAACAAGTATGTCGTCCAGCACAAGACGCCCTTGAAAAGAAAATCAATAGAATCATTGCTGAAAAAACGGACGCATTCAAATTTGAATTTAATGAACTTACTCTTACTGATGAAGAAACTAGATCTAAGATTGACGAGCGCTATTTGAGAATGCAAGTAATTGTTCCAAATGAAGTAAGAGAAAGACTGGGAATGTCTACACTTCCTAGTGGTGATGAGCCAGTTGTTCTTAATGCTCAACAAAGAGCAGAGCAAACGGCTCAGACAACTCGCAATAGAGTAAGAGACCAAAATAGATCTTCTAACGCCCCAGACATAGATGAAACAGGACGGGCAACACAAGGAGAAGGTAGGCAGCAAAATTAATAAGACTATATATAATATAATTTAATTGTTATGATTATTAATAAAGCACATTTTGACGTAGACGGAGACAATGTTCGTCTCACTATGCCCATCGCTAAAATCGATGAAGAGCGTAGAATAGTTAGTGGATTTGCCACCCTGGACAATGTAGATCGCCAGGGTGATGTTTTATTAACAGAGGCTTCTCGTAAAGCATTTGAAAATTTCCGAGGAAATGTGCGTTTAATGCACCAACCAATTCCTGCTGGAAAAGTGGTTTCATTTAGAGAGAATACTTTCTATGACAAGGAATCTGGAAAAATGTACAGCGGAATCTTTGTTGATGCATATATTTCTAAAGGTGCTGAAAATATCTGGCAAATGGTTCTAGACGGCACACTTACAGGATTTTCAATCGGTGGCAGAATTGTAGACTACGAAACAAAAATGGATGACGGTAAAGAATATCCAGGGGTAAGAGTTGTAAAAGAATACGAACTTATGGAACTATCCTTAGTCGATTCCCCCGCCAATCAATTTGCTAATATTCTTTCTATTCAAAAACTTGGGGATGAACTTATCACCTCAGGCATCGCTACTGAATTCTCTACTGAAAATGTATTCTGGTGCAGCACAGATAAAATTGCATTAACTGAAAAATCAGACGCATTCAAATGTCCAGCATGTAAGTCAGAAATGATTGAAATTGGTTGGGTGGAATCATCCGACGTTAATAAAAATCAAGAGATAGGTAAACTTGTTGACGCCCTCATTAAAGCAGAATCTTTAAGTGTAGGAGACTTTGTTTCATGGAATTCAAGCGGCGGAACGGCTAGAGGTAAAGTAGAAAGAATTGCCCGTTCTGGCTCCATTAATGTCCCCGACTCAGATTTTACTATTAATTCAGAAGAGGGAGATCCAGCGGTACTTATTAGAGTTTATCGTAAAGGTGCAGAAGGCTGGGCGGCATCAGACACTCGCGTCGGTCACAAAATGAGTACTCTTAGAAGAATATCCTCCCTTGATAAAATGCATCATGAAGACATGGAAGATGATGTAGAAGATGATATGGATGATGAGGGCGTAAGAAAAGAAACTGTTACTAATGAAGTAACTCCTAATCGTAATGCCCAGCAGGGTCTTCCTAGTGGTATCCCCCGTCCATCTAAAAAGAAAAAGATTAAATACAAGAAAGAAGCAGGAGATATTGTTTCTGGAGACTATGTTGCCTTTACAGAAAATAATAAATTAGTAAAGGGTCGTGTCGATGTATTAGAAAATACTATGGCGGCAGTAAGAGTGTATAACAATGAGTCAGACAACAAATTCCGTCCGACAGATACACTGATAACAAAAAATATTTCAGACTTAACAAAAATTAAGGTAGCCAGTAAAGTAGTTATTAAATCACTTGCGGCAGAAGATGAAGAACATCTAAATGCCTTAGTTTCTCAGCATAATGAAAAATATGGTAATGTTATTTTTAAGAGTGTCACGTTTGATGCCATTCGTCAGGTTTTTGAAAGAGGGGTTGCTGCATTTAAAAGCAATCCCATGATGAATAAATCAAATGAGTACTCCCCTGAACAATGGGCGTATGCAAGAGTAAATGCTTTTTTGCAGGCGGTAAGAACAGGGAAATTCAAGAATAGACCATATGACACAGATTTGTTGCCAAAGGGTCACCCATTGTCAACGGAAAAGTCAGACGAAATAGAGGAAAACAGTTTGACTGTACAAAAAAGAGAAGGAGGTGTTGAAATGGCTGAAAATACAAGCCATGAAGAACTTGACACCGCCGAGGCTGCAAACGAGGCTTCTGAAGAAGTTACGTTTGAGGTAGAAGAAACTGTAGAGGACGTAGTTACGGAAGCCCTTGCAATGGCTAAGTCCGATGGTGTTGAGGCTGAAGTTTCCGAGGACACCACCTCTGACGTTTTCGATATGGAAAAGGCCCTTGGCGAGGTTAAGTCCTTCGTAGAAGAGACAATTACCAAGTCCACTGAAACAAATACTGAATCACTTGACAAGATTTCCAGTGCAGTAGTCGAACTTGCTAAAGCAGTCGATGAAAAAATTGGACAACTACAAGCCAAGTATGAAGAGGTTACCAAAAGTTTATCCGATCTCAATTCCGCCGCGACTGAAATCGCTACCCGCGTAGAGTCCGTTGAGGAAGAGACGGCTATGAAGAAGTCTGGTGAACTGGAATCCAGTATCCCAGAGCAACCCGTAATGAAGAAATCATTATGGGGCGGACGCTTCCTCAGTTCCGCAGAATTATTTAACTAATTAAAATAAGAAAGAGAGGTGTAAAGAAAAGCATGAGTGACATTATTAATAAAGCCGCTGCCGCTGTAAACGTTGGTACTGGTGCAATCATCTCAGATCTCGCTTCAAGCGGTGATATGGAGAACTTGACCACTAACCCACTAACTCAGAACGGTGGCGTGCTACTTCCAGAACAATCCCGTCAGTTCCTAGACTATGTGTTTGATCAAATGGTTCTAGGTAATGACGGTCGTAGACAAGTCATGCGTTCAAATACTGCCGAATTTGATAAGATTCAGGTCGGTACACGTTTGATCCGTAAAGCATCACAAGCAAGTGATAACATTCTTGATGCTGGTGCAGGCACAGTGGGTTACGCAAACCGTGGTGCCCAATTTACCAAGGTCGAAATCGTCACCACTAAGTTCCGCTTGGACTACGAACTCTCAACTGAGGCACTTGAGGATAACATTGAAGGCTCTGCTCTTGAGGACCACATTGTCCGGCTAATGGCTGGTCAGTTTGGTAACGATCTTGAGGACATTGCAATCAATGGTCTTGCTGCTCAGGGAACTGCATCCTACGCTGGTACAACCTACCCATACACAATCGATGGGTTCGTTAAACTAGCCGATGGCGCTGCTGGTGGTACTCACTTTGGTACCGCAGCAACTGTTACCACAGCATCCACATTCTTCACCGCAGCAACCACCGCAGGTCAACTGAAGTCAGGTTCTGCAATTGCCTTCTTTGAGAATCTCTACAACAGCCTTGGTCGTAAGTACAAGGCTCGTCGTGGCGAATTGAAGTTCTATGCTTCAACAAAGAACGTTCAAACCCTTCTTACGGATCTTCGTCAGATTGGTTCAGGCGGTGTACCTGAGGATATCGCTTCTGGCATCCTTCGTGGTACTCCCCCTCGCGTAGGCGGTCCTGCTGGTATGACAACTTCTATTTACGGTATCCCCGTAATGGAAGTTCCACTATACCCAGATCACTATGTTGATCTCACATTCCCCCAAAACAGAATCTGGGGCTTCCAGAGAGACGTTACGGTTCACCGTGAGTTCAAGCCAAAGAAAGACACCGTAGAGTACACAGTTTACGTCCGCATGGGTCTTAACATTGAAGAACTTTCTGCAATGGCTAAGGCTAACGCCGTAACTGGCTGATAATTAAATATCTTTTGGTTTGGGGGTCGCGCAAGCGGCCCCCTTTCCATATTCCAAAATATAGTAAAATATAATTAATCTAATAACGGCGGTGTTACATGAAAGAACTTTTAAGACAGGACGGCGCTGCGTATAATTTTATTTATACTGCTAGTTCATACGCTACTAGTGTTTTCTATGAAGTCTATGACCTTGATACCAACGAATACCTACAAGGTGGCAAAGGGGCGGGGCCAACAGCATCTTTTAATTACACAATTAGTCTTAATAAAGATACTACAGAATATGATAGAAATATAAAAATTGAATTTGTTACTACAAGTCAAGGTGGAGCATTTTCAGAAATACAATATCTTGCTCTAGTTAGACCATATGCAACAGCGAATAGAATTATAGAACTTGCAGATATCCCAAGTTCTGCGTCAGCCAATACTAATCTTTTGAGACAGTTAGAAAAGAAGGCACGCTTGAGTTTAAATTCATACATTGGTGATAATTTTTATAAAGAAAAAAGAACATTGACAGTTTTTGGGCAGAACGCAGATATTATTACTACTCCAATTCCTATTCAAAGAATTGATAAAATATATGAAGATGATCTAATTGTTTATGAAAAAGATAACCCAGATTATCAATTAGACTTCCCATTAGAAATTGACAATTCAAAAACACGAATTAAAATTGTTAACTCTTCAACAAATAATAAAGAAATTCTTGAATCTCCTAAGTTCTCAGTTTTCTATTACGAGGGGATTTTTAGAAAAGATTTTGCCTACAAGATTGATGGAATTTGGGGATGGGAGTATGTTCCATCAGATATAGAACTTGCAACGGCATTATTGGTAGAAGACTATCTTTGTAATGATTTTAACATTCGTAATAAAAATATTAGCCAACTGTCTAACGACTCCTATAATATTAAGTATGGCTCAGACTTCTCCACAGGGACGGGCAATTTAGTGGTTGATAACCTTATCGCTAAATATAAAGAAGCACGTTATATGGTGGTTTAAATGGCTAATTGCATCACTTCTACAGCCTATACTATGCAAGCAGATATTTACTCTGCCTCCGTCACCCAAGATGTTAACTCTGGAATTGTTCAAAAAGTTTGGACGTACGAAAGAACTGTTGACTGTGTTGCAAGAGGAGTCGTTCGTAAAGGAATTGGAGAAAACTCCACTGCTGTAGAAGTAAATAATTATTTAAATATATTAAACTCAATGGTTAAATTAAGAACTACCACACCCATTTCATACGACCGCCGAGTTGCAAATGTAAGAAATGAAGATGGAATAATTTTTCTAGAAAATCAAGACCCATCATCAGAAAGATATCCCAATCAATCTACGATATTTGAGCCCAGGGGAAGCACCCCGCTTATTAATTTCGACGGATCAGTGATTGAGTATGAAACCGTACTCATGAGACAAGAAATACAAAGGTTCATATAATGGCAACCGTAGCCTTCAACACGGGAAAATTTTCTGAAAAAGTTTTGGCTTTGTCAACATATGATGGCACATTATTGCAAAGTCTTTATATAAACCCAATAAATAAACAAAAGATAAATCGTGGGGCTGCGCTTCTTATTAAAAATTATTTTAATCAGTATATTGACTCAAGGGCTAGGCAAAATCCATCAGCCTATCACCATGTATATGAATTTGATAAAACAGGAAATCCTTCTGCTAGATTATTTAATGCAGTCATTTCTAATACGTCAGATGGTTCAGCAATAATAAATTATTCTTTTACTCCAGCCAAAGAACCTAATAGAGAGGGTTTTCCTTTCCCTAACAAAGCCGAAATAATGGAGGCAGGACAAACAGTTATTGTTACTCCTAAAAAAGCAGAATATTTAAGATATGAATTAGAAGACGGTAGGTTTGTAACTTCAAAGAAATCAGTTATTAATAACCCTGGCGGCACTCAGGTCAGAGGAAGTTTTGAATCAACATTCAGAGGGTTTATTGCCAGCCAAGGTCCAGTCATACTTAATAGATTAGGATTCTTTAAAAAGATTGAGCAAGGTATGATAAATAAAAGACGACTTATGATTCCTAGAATTAATTCTGGAATGGTTACAGATGCTTCTATGCGTGGTAAAATGGACGCAATGAACATTGCTGATGGAGTGGTAACAATTTATGCCTAGTTATACAGAACTTCCTATAGTTCTAATTAATAATTATTTATGGGATTTAGCAAAGGGAAATGTTGTTGGTCAGCCAGCAATAGCAAGTGCTGTTTGGAACACTAACAATTATTCTTTTACACCATTCTATCCAGTGAGCGAGAATCTTGCTCCAGATTCAGCCACTCTTCCATACATTCTATATGACTACATGTTTGTTCCAGGATCAGGAACATTTTGGCCTATGCAAAAAGAAGATGCAGATTATATTATTGTAGGAGATCTTCCTCAAATATTTTATGTCAAGAACTGGATTGTTGAATCACTGGAGCGGTGGGATGAAAGTGCTAGAAATATAAATAACCATCTAGCCTCGCGGGGATATCTAACAAAATTTAAATACATTAATGTATTTCAAGAAAATTTTATAGCAGATGAAAGAAGGATAGATAGTTTTCAACCTAAATTTATCACTTGCCTTAAAGTTTGCTACGAATATACAAAATAATCTTGTACATGATAGTATAATTAACGAGGAAGCGTATATATTATCGCTCCAAGGAGGTGAAAAATAAATGGCAAGAGACTTTAATGCTAAGAATATTATCGTTGGTGCAGCCGTTGTCTATGTAGGCAAGAATGGTTCAGAAAATGATAGAATCAATGTATCTTCTGCTACCGTAACCGCACAAGATCCCAAAAACGTTACATCCATTACCAGTGGTGAGTGGTACCACCTTGGTTACACCATGGAGGGTGTCACACTCAACATTGAGCCTACCTTCAATGACGTTATGGTTGACCAGTTGCTTGACACTGCTCGTCTGTTCAAGACTCAGCAAAGAGTTAGCGTTGCTACATCTTTGACTGAAGCATCACTTGAAAATCTTTACGTTGCTATTGGTGGTGCAGGCGGTGCTACAGGTGATTACCAAACTGCCTCCGCAGGCGCATCATACAACCAAATCGCTATCGCTGACGGTTCTGCAAGTGCATTAGGCGTTGCTGGTGCAAGCGCAGTATTTGCTGGCGCTTCAGCACAGGCTCAGGTTCAAAACCTTCTCCACCTTAACGGTGGCTCTCTAGGTATTTCTCCTGTAGAACGTTCTATGTGCTTCGTTGGTTCTGCTCCTACCTCCGTTGCTGAATCTGCTGGTACAGGTAAGAAGGCTGAAAGAATCTACATGGTTTACCGCGCTGTTTCTGTTGAAGCAGTCGGTGTTGGCGTTCGTCGTGACGACGCTACTGTATTCCCTGTTAACTTCCGCGTTCTTCCCTCAACCGCTAACGAGGCTCCTGACGGTAACGCTGCATACGGCAAGATTATTGACCGTATCTTCTAATAATTTAATACAGTTTATGATAGGGACGCAGCATTTTTGCTGCGTCTTTATCATTTATACGGTATAATATTTGTAAACAACGAAAGGATTTGTTAATGGCTACTAAGGTTTTTGAAACGGTCGAATTAGAACTTCTTGACGGTCAAACTATTATCGTCAAGCCACTTAACCTTAAGAATTTAAGAGAGGTTATGAAGGAATGGCAGAAGGCTTCAGAGGTAGAAAATGAAGATCAGTTCCTTGATGTTCTTATCAAATGTACCTCTATTGCATTCCGTCAGTTTGCACCAGATTTGGCAGACGACACAGAAAAACTTGAAGAAGCAGTAGATCTTCAGACCATGTACAAGATTCTTGAGGTCGCTGCTGATATCAAGTTGAATGACCCAAACCTAGTAGCGACGGCTCAGGAACTCGCTGGGAGGATCTAGATCTAGCCTCTATGCTAGGGGAAGTATTTCTTCTGGGTCACTGGAAGGACTACGATGAACTTGAATCGTCGCTATCAATGCCAGAACTTGCTGCAACACTAAAAGCAGTATATGAATCTGAACGTAGGAGGCAAAAGTTTATGGCTGCACTTCAAGGCGTAGACCTTGACGAAAAAATCGATGAAGATATCGATGCAGAAATAAGCAGAATACCGACTATTGAAGAAATTCAAGCCAGGGCGGTGGAGAGGTTGACTGGTGATAGAAGTGCTGCAGGAGCCATAAGCCAAGGTTTAACTCCAGATATGGGAGTAATTTATCAAATAGCGGAGGGCACAGAACTTGGCTAATATTAATTCAGTTATTACATATAACGCGAACCTTTCTCCTGCCCAGGCTCAAATTAAAGCACTTACTGGTCAGATTGGCGCTTTAAGTGCTGCTTTTAACACCTTAGATAAATCTGCTCTTTCAGCGCAAAGAAGCCTGGCAGCAACATTTGCTACTGGTGTTGGACAAATTGGTGGATTTACTGCTAAAACTGTTCAAGCAACTAATGCTGTAGATACATTTGGAAAACAAATTGAGGCTAACCGCCTAGGAATGCGTCAGTATTTCCGTGAGGCTATTACAGGATATACTCGTCAAAATAGTATGTTGCGTCAACTTGCTGCACAGCAAGTTAGATATCAACAGTCCATCGCTGTACCCGTAGGCGGTGGACAGGCTATGATGCTTACTCCCCAAAGTATAAATGCTGCAGGCAGTGCGGCAGCACTAGCATCTCAAAGATTTTCAATATTTAATCAATTAGTTAATGGTGGCGCTACTGCAATGCTTAACTGGGGTAAAAATACTCAATGGGCTGGTCGTCAGTTAATGGTTGGCTTTACCGTCCCGCTAATGTTATTTACGGCTGTTGCATCTAAGCAGTTCCGCGAACTTGACAAAGAGTTGACAAGGTTCCAAAAAGTTTATGGGTCAGATCTTGGTGGAGCAATGAGCGATGCTACTGCAAGAATGAGAGAAGATGTTAAAGAATTAGCATACGAAATTTCAAGAACTTATGGTATTGCTGCTAAAGAAACCGCCGCTCTCGCTGCTGATATTGCTGCCACGGGTGCAGAGGGCGAACAGTTAATGGCATCTGTTCAACAAACCACTAGATTGGCTGTTCTTGGTGAAGTAGATAGACAAGAGGCTATGAAGGCAACACTAGCCCTACAATCAGCATTTAGACTTAATACTAATGAATTAGCAGAATCAATTAACTTTCTTAATGCTGTAGAAAATCAAACATCAGCAACACTAGAAGATCTTTCTACAGCAATTCCTAAGGTAGGTCCAGTTGTTAGAAGTCTTGGTGGAGATATTAGAGATCTAGCAGAACTTCTTGTTGCTATGCGTGAAGGTGGTATTCCAGCAGCGGAAGCAGCAAATGCATTAAAGTCTGGTCTTGCATCACTTATTAACCCAACAAAACAAGCCTCTGCAGTTGCTAAAAGTTTTGGGGTAGATCTTGTTGGGATAGTAGAAGCAAATCGCGGACAACTAATGCCTACTATTTATGCAATGAAAGATGCTTTGGCGGGGTTAGATAGTTTTTCAAGATCACGAATTATTGAACAAATATTTGGTAAGTATCAGTTTGCAAGAATTACAGCCCTGTTTGACAATATTGGCAGGGCTGGATCTCAGACACAACAAGTTGTAGAACTTGCATCTAAGAGTTCTGCTGAGTTAGCAGCAATTGCTAATGGAGAAATTAGAACACTAACTGAATCAACTGCTGTCAAATTCCAAAGAACATTAGAAGAATTAAAAAATTCAATAATGCCAATAGGCGAGGTGCTTACTGAAACACTTATTCCAATATTTGAATTTATTGGTAAGGGTGTAAAGATGTTTACATCATTCTTCCAAGCCCTTCCAGAGCCAGTTAAGAATTTTGCAAAATATGGAGTTGCTATTGCAGCGTTGGCTGGTCCAATAATTATGTTGGTGGGCTTGTTTGGAAACCTTTTTGCTAATGCCCTTAAATTTGGCATGATGTTGACTAGGATCGGCGCAAGAATCGCAGGAATTAAAACAGAAAAGTTTGAATTACTTACTGCAGATGTTATGGCTGCAAAACTTGGTGTGGACAGACTTACAACATCATTTGATACTCAGGAAAAGGCTCTCCTTAGACTTACAGGAGTTCTTTCTTCCTATGAAGCATCTCTTAGAAGATTAACTACTGCTAACCCAGCATTATTTGTTCCTGGGGCTATTCCATCGGCTCGCGGAGCAATGCCAATTAGAAGGCAAGGTGGGTCAGATAGACCAGAGTTTGTTCCAGGATCTGGCCGTGGAGATAAGATTCCCGCGATGCTTGAGCCTGGTGAATTTATTGTAAACCGTGCGGCTACAGAAAAATATGCTCCAGTTCTTATGGAGATGAATCGTGGGACCTTAAAAGGATTTGTTAAAGGGACACAGGAGTATAACCTATCTCATCTAGGAGCCCCAAGAGTTGCTACTGCTGGTCAAGTATTAATGATGCCTGGTATATCAGAAAGTGCCAGAGCCATGGCATCACTAGTTGCCGCTCTTCATGGAGCAGAAGCACAGATACTCATCTATTCTAATGCTGTAGTAAATCTAACAAAAGATACAAACTTACAACTAGAACGTGGCAAAGGTGTAAAGGCTAAAATATTAAGACAAGAACTAGCAACATCAGATGCTTTTATTCCATTACAAGATCAATTACGAAGACTTATAATAGAAACTGGAGAATTCGCTGGAGATATTAATTTAGCGGAACAGGCGGCTAATGAGTTTGCTACAAAAATAAGATCTGAACTTTCTGGGATTAGGGGAACAGTCAGCGCTGCTAAACTAGGAGAAATAACAAGATCTGCTGTTGGTGGGATGAGTCCTGCTACGTCAGCACTTATGACTAGGTTGCTAGAAAGAGAAACAACTATGCAGCCTAAAGGCCTAGGCGCTGGAAACCTATCAATGTTTGCTGCAATGACTGGCCAGCCATTAAGAGGAAAGGGCGATAGTTTAACTGTTGGCATTGGTGGAAAAGATGTAAGAATACGTTCTAGTAGGGGCGGGGAAAGAGTTGGATTATATGAAGATATCAGGCCATATAAAGGCTCCGCAACATCTATCCTTAGTTCATCGGCAGCATCTCAATATTCTAAAGTTTCCACTTCAACATTACCAAAACCTTATTCATATACATCAGAGGGTAGTCGTTTTTATGGAGCCGCCGCTGCCTCCGTTATTGAATCTAATATAAAAGATGCAATTCTAAAAGGAATTATTCTTGGCACAAGATCATCATCTCCATCTAAAGAAGCAGATGCTAGGTTCACTAGAGAAGGTAAAAATGTAGCCGATGGAATGCTTATGGGCCTTCAAAAGGGTTTCAGAGCAGGGGCTAGTATGGCTGGATCGTCTGGGGTACTTGGACCTGTAACAGGAAGACCTGTTGGCCCAGGGTTAGAATCTACTGGTCCTGCTATTAAAGTAAGAGAAGCCATGCACCATGAGGCAGGAGCAAGAACAACACTAGCAAGAGCCCTTCAAAAAGAAGTAATTATACAAGGCATGATTACAGATAGCCAATTAAGAACAGATGCACTTCAAAACCAAGGGAATGTAACTCTTGCTAATTGGACAAAGAGCCTTGAAACAGGGATATGGGTTCATAAAGATGGAGCAGTTGCTGCTAAGAAAAGAACAGAAACACTAGAAGCGCTTGCTATAGAAGAGGCAAATAGATTAGCCCTAGAGAAAAAACTTTCTGGGATTGTAACTATAAGACAACGTGCTGAAGAGCGTGCAGCAGAAACAGCCCGTATTAAAGCAAGTTCAGACGAGGCGCTATCAAGAGCAAATACTGCTCGCGCAGCGGCGTCATTTGGAGTAGGTCCAGGCGGATCAATGGGATACTTTATGGGTGGAGTTTCTCCATATGGGGCAGGAAAACCTGGCCCAAGTTCTAGCCTATCCAATAGACCTACTGCTCCTACTGGTCCAGCCGTTGCAATAGGAGCGGCAAAAGATTCTGCACAGGGCGGAATGCGCGGTATGGGCGCAATGAATGCAATGTTTGCTCTATCCATGGTTACCTCTAGTATTTCAATGATGGGCGGAGCGTCATCTGACGCCGCCATGAAACTCGGTTTATTCACCACCGCGTTGATGACTGCCACTATGATGATGAACATGGGGATAGGGAAAAATACTTTCACGAACTTCTTGGGGATGAGAAGTTTGGGTGGAAAACTTGGACAAACAAATGCTGCACGATTAGCAGCGAATCCCGCTCTAGCCCAGCGTGCATCTAGTATTGCATCTGCTGGTGGTCTAGCAGGCGGTAGAATGGCTGGACAGGGTGCTGCAGCAGGACTAGCATCAGGTGGTGGAAGAATGGGTGCGACTCTTCTAGGCGCTAGTAGAGTCCTTAGTGTTGCCGGAGGGCCAATAGGCATTGCCGCTGGGCTTGGAATAACTGCTGCAATAACTGGATTTATGATGTATCGTAATGCAGCAGAAGAAGCAAGAGAAAGAGCGATTGCCGCGTTTAATGATCCCGTAAAGAGTGCTGAATATTTTGGTGAGACTATAACCAACGTTTCAGACATTCTTGAAAAAAATAGATTATCAAATATTTCAGAGGATCTACAAGAAGTAGACCAAGCATTAAGAGATGCAGTTTCTCAAGACTACGCCCCACTTATTGAACAAATTAAATTTTTAAGTGCAGGAGCGGGGGCACAACAACTTTCTGTTGCTTATAGCAACATGATTCTCTCTGGAATGTCTGCTGAAAATGCAAAAGCAGCGGTTGAAGCGATTGCAGCAGAAGCAGGAATTGCAGGCGGACAGGCATTTAATGAAGCAGTAGCACAGGGCTTCTTAAATGAACTTACAACATCAGAAGCACTTCAAAATATTATTGGTCAGTTCAAACCATCAGAAACAACTTATGGAAAAACTGGTGAAACTTTAGAAAGTAGGTTAAGAAAAGATATTGCTCAAGCGGAGAGCGATCTTGAAGATGCAAGAAGGGCGGCAGATGAGCAGGCAGCCGCAAATGCTAGGGCTGTAGGGGGAGAACCGTTACCAGACTGGTTCCCAGACTTTATGAAGCCTTCTGCTGTCAATCCAGAAGTAGAGAGACTAACAAATCTTGTAGATCAATTAAGGGATCGCCTGGAAGATCTTATGAGTATTAATCCTGAACTTATATCTGGTGTTTTAGATTCACTTATTTTAGCATACCAGCAAGATCCTACTGCTGCTATTAATGGAATAAAAGAATTTGCAGATACTATTAATTCATTAGAAAATGAAGATGATAGAACTGCTGCACTAGATAGAGTTACTGATTATTTAAGAGATAGTTATGGAGAGCAGTGGACAGTAGTTGGTGAATCTATAGATACTGCAAATGAAAAACTTTTAGCAGCACAAATGCTTGCAGCAGGAATATCTTTGGATCGTGCTGTTAATAGTGCCTATGAATTTGACTCTGCTCTTGCTCAATCACTAATTACTGCAAAACTTCTTGCAGATGAAGCAGGTAGAGCCGCCTCCGAACTACAGACAGAACTTACAGATGAAATAGTTTCTGACATAGAGGATCAAAGAAGAACTGTCGAAACAGAGATGCAGGATATTGAAAATGCCAATGCAAAAATTATAAGAGGTTATAACAGAAGAAAGCGAGAAGCGCAGACGGCATTTGAAACAGAGCAAGAGGGTCGTCAAGAAAATATTGACTCCATGCAAGATGAAATGGATCAAAGTCGGCGCATTTTTGATGAGGAAATGCAGCAACTTGATGATAAAAAAGAAGCCGTTAGTAAATCTTCAGAAGCGTATATCGACTCATTAGAAAAAACTCAGAAGGCTGAATCATTCTATTCTCAACAAAGAAAAACTGCCTTTGGTGCCCTTCAAAAATTAGCATCAGGGGATGTATTTGGGTTCCTTCAAGAACGTCAGCAAATGTCTCAGGACGCACAGGAATTTTCCTATGATGAAATGATTTCTGGGATTGAAGAAAGAAGAGATCTTGAACTAGAGGGTATTGATGAAGTTCGTGAAAAGAAGCAGAGAGAGCAAGACGAATACGAACAAATGATGGAAGACCGTATTAAATCGGAGCAAGATCTTATGGATGAGCAACAGAAGACTCATGACGCTCAGATGGAACATTATGAAAAACAAATTAAAAAGGCAGATAGAGAAAAAGAACAAAAGATTACTAGGAAGCGTGAAGAAATAGAAGAGTTAAATACTATGCAGGAAACTGCTTCCAGGGACATTCTTGAATTCCAAAAGAAGTATGCTAAAGAATTTGAAAAGTATGATCAATACGCACGACAATTAGAAAATCTTAAAATTCTTAGAGTTCAAGAAATTTATTTCCGTGGAGGAGTGACATTAAATGAAGCCGCGTTACAAGCGGGAATTGTTTCAGGTCAGGTAGGCCCATTCATTGAAAAAAATGCAGGGCAGTTCTCATTTGTTGAAAATGCTGGAACTTCTTTTGCACAAAATGTTATTCCCACTGGCAGTACATATTATAAAGGAATAACTACACCACTTCCCGATACACAAGATTTATCTCAAACCGTTAAAGATATGACTGTTACTGGAGATATTGTTGTCAATGGAGATATTGTTGGGGGGAGTGCTGATACTGGCTCAGATCCATCTACCTGGAGTCCTGGCACAGCAGGAGATACAAGGCAATGGAATGGTGAAACATATACTTACTCTCCAGGAAGTGGCTGGGTACCAGCAGCAGCAACTGGTGGATATATCCAAAACGGTCGTGTAATGCTAGAGGGCGGCGGAAAAGTAACTGGCCCAGGTGGACCTAAGTCTGATGTAATCCCAGCAATGCTTTCCAACGGCGAATATGTAATTCAAGCCTCTAGCGTAGGTAAGTACGGCAAAGACATGATGGATACTATCAATGCTGGAAAATTTGCTGAAGGCGGCCTAGCCGCTCCAAATCAAGGTCTTTTTGGAATTCTTAATAAAATACCCGCAAAAGAGAAGGCTCCAGCCCCAGGAACTACTGGTATGCCAGGAACTGGAACTACAGGTGTTGCTGCGGCTGCACGACCAACAACTACAACTATTGGTGGTCAAGGTGGTCCTAATGGATGGCCTTGGATATCATCCTATAATTCTGGTTTATTGGACACTAAAAAGATCCCTGGTACCAACGTAAATCTGACCATGAATAAAGATGTTTTGCCATTGTTCTTAGCATTAGCAAGTGATTATAATAGAACAATTAGAAAAATTGGCCCAGGCAGCGGCGGTTTCGATCCAAGAACAGATAGGCCAGAAAGCGAAAGGGCAAAATCAAATCATCCATCTGGAACAGCAATGGATATTAACTGGTCAGAAGAAGGCGCTCTGTCAGATAGTACAGATTTATTTAATTGGTGGAAAACAGGAAAAACCTCTGCTGGGGCACCTTGGAAACCTATTTCTCCACAACCATATAAAACTGCTTTAAGTTTAAAGAACAAATATAAGGTTGTTGACTGGTTTGGACCCACTTCATTAGGTGGCTATATTAATGGCACACCAGACTATATGCATTGGCAAATATCTCAAGGCGGTGGAGTAGTCACCCCACAAAGAGTAGCACAGGTCATAGGCGAACTAGGACTTAATCCAGATGGAACATTCAATAGACCTAATACTTACGCGGCTGGAGGATTTATTTCTGGACCTGGCGGCCCCAGGTCTGATATGATCCCAGCAATGCTTTCTAATGGAGAATATGTAGTTAAAGCATCAGCCGTTTCCAAATACGGTAAAGGATTTATGGATCAGGTTAATGCTGGACAATTTGGAATGGGTGGTCTTGCTACTACCGCTCCAAGAATGGTTTCTCCCGCCAAATATGCTGGTGGTGGTTTTGTAGGATCTATATCTACGGCTACTCCAACGTTTGGTATCCCCCAGATGGAGTCAATAAATCCCTCAAGCATGAACGCTAACATTGCAAATAGTTATGGTGGATCTAACAGTTCTTCAGTAAGGAATTCCAGTAAAGTAAATATTGTTATTAATGGTGCGGGTGGAAAGAGTAGTAACGCAATTGCTAATAAAGTTATTAGTATGATAAATCAAGCAAACGGTAGAAGAAATCATAGTAGGAGTGCTGGGTAGTGCCAACAACGACATTAGATAGAATTTGGACGCGCCCAGCGCTGATGATTTTTTCAGAGTCTCAGCCTATAGCAGTTAACTCAGCATCAGGCCAGTGGGACCTAGGATCTAGTTTCCTTTATCTTACAGATGATAGTAGATCAGAAATGCAAGTTTCTTTAGAAAGAATAGAATATAAGAAACGAATGATTAATGGTCGAATGAGATCGTATCATGTTGCCGATAAGAAAACTTTCTCAGTAAACTGGGAAGATTTACCTTCTGCAAAAATAGAAATATCCGAATCTATGTTTGGGACAGGAAATAATTGGGCGTCATGCCAACAGATGCTTGACTGGCATAAAAATAATACAGATAGTTTTTATCTTACTTTAGTGTATGATACCCCAACTGCTTCAGCCCTCCCATTAAGATATAGATTAGAAAACTACAACGTATTTTTTGATGACTTTAGTTATACCATAAAAAAGAGGGGTTCGACTCACGATCTTTGGGATATTTCCATGACATTGGTGGAGGTATAAATGTTAGACTTTAGTCAAATAAGAAATTTATATAAAAGCACCGACCGAATTAATAGCCAACATCAGGTAATTGCTGAATGGAATATGAATAAATATATTCCTATTAAAGAATACGGCGTATACAGAGGATTTCCTGGAACTAATCAGCCAGGATTTGGTGTATCAAACATATATAATACATCCTCTTCAGTATCAGATATTTTTAGTGGACAAAATTACTTAGTGTATGATGATGGATCTAAACAAGTAGATCCATCACAAGAATATTTTTCAGACTTAGCATCAGTCTTTAAACCAGGTAGGCCAGATCCAGGAATTATATTATTACAAAATTTTGGAAATATGACTTTTTCCCCATCAAGCAATAATATAAAAGTTACAAGTATGACAACTTCAAGCGCTAGATACTATCCTGGATCTAAAAATAGATTATACGATTATTTTAATTCTGCCAAGTTAATGGATTTAATTCCAGTTGCGGCGGGGGAGCAAAACTTTAACTTGTATTCTCAGGCTTGTTATGGTATATCAGACGCAGTAAGTGGAAAGATTGCTCATGCAAATCCCTTTGTCGTGTATGAAACAGCATCTGGGGTTCCATGTAATAAAATTACTATTAAGGTACAAAATCATCTATCTATACCTGTAAAATTCTATGTAGATATTTTAACAAATTCATCCAGTTGGTCAACAGTTTATTCGTCATCTAGCACTATTGATTTTTCTAATGGAATTTTAAACTTGTACTACAATGCGGGAACGTGGTCTAAAACGGTATCTAGAGTAGATGATATAAATCAATTAACTGCCGTCAATCCTACAGAGTTACAAAAGATAAATGGGATCAGGTTTAAAGTAGAACAGTTATCATTGGTTAAGTCTGACGCTGAGCCCCTTGTAGTAACATATAGCCCAGGGTCTTTAGAGTTAATTGAAATATCTCCAAGACTAGAAATTGATCTTAGTGCATATACAGAATCTTTTAACTTTGCTTCATCTATTGGAGACTCAACTAGTTTTGGTTTACCAGTTGGATCTATTGTAACTGGTGCAGGAACGGTAAGTTTATCTAATGAAGATAATCAATTCTTAATATCTAGCACACTCAGTTCATTAAAAATGTTAAATCAAGATGTTAAGTTTTCTTTTTATCAAAAGGTATATACTCCATCAGCATCTCAGACTTTAACTGTACCGATGAAGGTTCTATATTCTAATGAATGGAATGTTGGAGAAGATTACTCAGTATCAATTAATCTAGAAGATGGAATGAAGTTTCTTAGAGAGACTAATGCTCCAGACATTTTATTTTCATCTAATGCCGCTTTGTCTTCAATAATTTTAATTTTACTAGATAATATTGGCGTTACGGGGATGGAATTTAAAAAATCCTCCGATGAAATAAGTTATGATAAAGAGGACACTAGAATAAAAAACTTTTTCTGTAAAAAAGAACAAACAGTTGCAGAAGTGCTAGAACAAATTGCTTTGGCTACACAATGTTCTATGTTTTATGATGCTGTTGGTAGATTAAATGTACTTACAAAAGAAAAATTAACAGAGAATGCTACTATAGAAGACTCTTCACAAATAATTATTTTAAACCCAGACCGATATAAATATGTTTGGTACAACAATAATTGGTTCTTCTACGGAGGCAATACTGACGCTCTTCCATCTGAAACAGAGTGGACCTATAGTGATTACTATGGGTTTTGGGTTTCTGAGGATCATCCCGTTCCAGCACAGTCTCCTGGAACAGACTTTTGGTTTTTAGGCGATGAAGATTATTCAGTGGCGGACCCAGAATATTCTTACATCAATGGATACAAGGCTAATATTGCTTCTTTGTCAGAGCAAAAAATAAGCCCTCTTACAGATGGAGAGATTACTTATCATACTTATGGTCCAAGAAAAAGTGCTTTAGTAGATAGTCTTCAAAAAGAGAAGTCAAAAGTTCTTGAACAATTAAACATAGATGAAGTTCCTATGGCCTCTTTAGCATTTTCAAACTATGGATATACCTCTACTATTTTATGGAGTGCTGGGGATAATAATGAGTCTGCTTTAGGTGCATCTAATTTAGTTAGAGATATTCCTTTACAAAGATTAAAAACTGCCTTTCCAGGAACATATGTAGCAGTAGATGAAAATGATTTAATAGCACAGTTATATAATACTTCAGCGAATGATGACCTAGATAGAAGATCTTTGATCGTCTATCTTGATACTAATGAAGGGTTAACGCTAGACCCGTTTGAAGGAATTGTTCTTATTGATAATGAATACATAAGGTATCGCGGAAAATTATATTATATTGCTAGTACCTCATCTAATTTATCTAGATATCAAATTATTTTTACAAAAGATGATTTTAATCAATTAAAATCTACTATGAGAAAGGGCGATTCGTTATCATTTAGAGGATTAGTTATCGACGTTAAAACTCAAATTGTTGGGAAGAGCGATGATAAATATCAGTACAAAATTATTGGTGACGGTCGTGCAGCATTAAATAGTAAGCCTGGTACACACTTTGCTTTAGCAGAGGATTCCGATGGTATAGAAGACAGTAACAGATTTAAACTTATGCTTGGTGGATCATTATCAGAGTCTAGGGGTATGCCTGGAAATCTAAAAGCAACTACAAAATTTAATTTCTTAGACAAGGTGAGATATAAGTCTGCTAGAAAGAATTTAGGAACTATTCCGTCAGAATCATTACAAAGTTATTTAGGATTCCTTCATCTATCTGGGCCAACCTCTCCCAAGGAAGATACAGATATTCTTTTATCTATCCTAGATTCTAACAGAAACAAAAATGTTGCTAAAAGGCTCCAAGAGTTGAATAAACAAGTAGATAAAGATGTTCCAGGGGAATCCTTTGATGATTACGTTTTTATGCAGGGGGAAAGAAATATATATGGTCAAAGGATAACTTTAGATTTCCAGCCTAATGCTATCTCAACAAGAATGAGGCTTTACTCTCCAAGAAGACAAATTAAAAATCAGCAAGATATTATGTCTACTAATTCATCTATTGCTGGAATAGGCTTTGGACTGAATAATGATAATGAAGGATATTTCCTAGAAGTAGAGTCTGCTGGATCGGGCAAGAATGTTGTTGAAAAGAATGCCTGGAAATATAATTTAAGATTTTATAAAATATCTTTAAAATCTCAGGACAATGGAAAGACTGAGTATGAACCAGAACTATTATTACGCGCAGGAGTGGCAGGGTTTACTGTATTTAATACCTCTATAGAAGTTATTAAAAGTGATGATGTTCCAACCGATCCCGTATTTGAATTAGATATCATAATAAATAAATATCAAAATGGAATGGAATATTCAATATTTTACGGTGGACAAAAAATAGGCTCATACACTGAACCAATTGGAAAAGCAGTTGGAGTAAATTCCAAAGATATATTCCTATTTGTAAGAAATGATTCGCAAGCCATTTATGAGTATGTAATGGCTGCTGCTCGTCCATATAGTGGAGTTATCTCAAAGAATAATGAAAAAGATTGGCTAAAAAACTATAAATACTTCAACAATCAATTAGAAAAGGGAATTATACCTGTCAACAAAAACTTCCTATTTAAAGACTCTGACAAGGGGATACAGTTTTATTTTAACGATTTTGCTAGACTGGCTAGAGAAGTAAAGGAGTATAACGTTAGATTCTCTGCTCCAGCCTATGTTTCAGCACTTTTAGATATTTCAAAAATTAATCCTAAGTATTTTGTTAAAAATTATGAGTCAACATCTTTTGGGGCTAAACTTACATTAGTTAATAGTTCTGGCGGGGCTATAACTTTGGGAGATAGCAGTAACCTTCCTATTTATATTGTTGGTATATCTGCCGAAGAAATAAATACTGGTGCCGTCAACATGAAAGATTATTATGACATGACTCAGGATGATAAAAAGCGTGTGACAGAAAGAGAAAAAAATATATCAATCTACGGGGCACAATCTTTTACACTAGATAGCCAATACATTCAGTCAATTTCTCATGCAAGAGATCTTATGAGATGGATTTCAAAACACTGCAATAGACCAAGAATAAAACTAAGTATTGAAAC